GCAACTGTCGTCTATATCGCCTTTAACAACCTATGAGAATCCGGCATTGGGGGTGGTTAGTTTTTTTCCCCGATTTTCAAAAATAAGTAACTACATCGAGCCTGTTTGAGGAGCAGGTTCTATTGTATTTATTTACTAAAGCCTGAGGAGGCGAATCATGAAAAAAGATATCAAAGAAATCATTACAAATCAGATCATCGATATGATCAAAGATGCTCAAGAGACCGGCTCTGACTTCACCCTGCCCTTCAAGGTGCTAGGTGGTAAGCCAAAGAATGCATTAACTGGCAAGGCATACCGTGGTATGAACTCGCTGTGGTTAGGCATGCTAGGCATTCGCACGGTTGCAACATACAACCAGTGGCAAGAGCTTGGCTATCAAGTCCAAAAGGGTAGCAAGTCAGTGCCTATATCAGTGCCCATGATCGGCAAAGATAAAAAGACCGGAGATAGCAAGATGTTTGGCTTTCGAGCCGCTGTTGTATTTTCTGCTGACCAAGTCCTAAGCATTGAGGATGGCACTGCGTACTCAAATAGTATCGAGGGCGAGAGAGTTGATCTCACTGAGCGACTCGAAGCTGTTGATCAGTACGTCACCAACCTTGGTTTTGACATACGTCACAGCACTGAGGGCGGTGCGTATTATCAACCGGCTAATGACTTCATCCACATGCCGCAACGTGACCAGTTTTTTGCAACCGCAACATCAACAGCGACTGAGTGCTACTACTCAACGCTACTACATGAAGCGGCACATTGTACTGGTCACAAGTCACGGCTTGATCGATTAGACCTAAAGAACAAAAAAGGGTACGCATTCGAGGAGTTAGTTGCTGAGTTGTCAGCCGCTTTTCTGTGCAATCACTTGGATGTTTCTAGTTCGCCACGAGCCGACCACGCCCAGTACCTTGGGTCTTGGCTCAAAGCACTTAGCAATGATAACGACTATATCTTCAAAGCGGCTAGCGAAGCGCAGAAGGTTGTCGATTGGATGGATGCAATACAGGAGTCTCTCCCTTTAGAGGAGGCGGCATAGGGGTGTGGGGATCTTTTTCCCCTGCCCAATTTTTTCTAGCTGAATGAGAACTGGATGGTAACCAGTCGAAACGCACTACGGTGCGTCCTAGATAACCAACAATCCTGAGGAGGATGTTATGACTTGCATGCCAATCTTGAAGACCATGAATTTGGAAATACAACAGCAAGCAATGTTTGAAATGTTCGAGACTTACTTTGATGTCGATTTAGACAATTGCACTATGACTCATGAAGCTTGGATCAGGCACATTGTAGAGGCTCTGACTGACGATAAGTACTTAGAGAAAATGATGGTGTCTTTCCAAGAATATGAAGATGAAAGGAATGCCTAAAAACTCCAACCGATGAGACCAGTTAGTTACTGGTCGAAACACCCCTTGTGGGTGTCTTGGAAAACTAAGACCTGAGGAGGTCAATATGTATTACTTAGCTAACTATGAGGAGCGCTATGCTCCCTCAACTTACAAGCACCTAAAAAGATTGTCCGACTTTAGAAATACCAGTTGGAGAATTGAGGGCAGTAAGCACGTTGTGTACAAATGCCACAGAGATGTACGCCTTAACAAAGTTCACGCTTTTTACACCGTTAGGGATGGGTGTCTAGTCCGCGACAAGTACCGCACGGCAATGCATCAGATTCGGGAGATGTTCAAATGAAAACCAATGTCTCGATCAGCCTTACCGACGACGAGCGAAACATCATTGCCAAGCGCTTGAAGGGCAAAGAAGTCAAGTCCATGATCACCCGAAAAGAACTGGGTGATCTGGTGCAAGGCTTTGTGCATGGATTGCTCGATTACGAGCCTCAGACCGAAACAGCAAAAGTTACACAAATCGGTCAACGCTCACTGCCTGTTACCGCGAAACTCCAAATGTATCTGGATAAGCGTGGTTATGACGAAGATCACCCCTCTCGATTAGGCTTTATTAGGGGGTGGCATTCAGCAGGGAAATAAGGTGGCGAACTGGCATACAACCTGAGGAGGATTCCGGTCACGGATGACCAAAATACCAGTCCGCCAAAAGTATTATAACGCGAGGTAAATTTTATGCTCGAATTTATTTTAGGCTTAATATTCTGTACAGTATTCATCACCGCATTTTCAGGTGCTATGCTTGTAGTGATAGATAAGCAAAAAGAGTGGGATGCTAAACGCAAGAAGTAAGCACCATCAAGCTATCTTTAGGGGTAGCTTGCTAGTGTTAATTTCGACACTGAATTAAACAATTCTGAGGAGAATTATTATGAGTAAATATACAACCATACCGCAGTTAAAGGGCGAATCATTCAAGGAGCTTTCTGAGGATGAATTGCTACATGCTATGCGCGAAGAGATATATGTTCTAAGTGCGCGTCTTGAGGACGCAGATCGTGCGCTGAGAGATCGCGGCTTTGACGATAGTGCTAGTGCCATAAGACAGGCAGAGCAGACTTTGTGTAAAGCGTTTAACGTGATCGATGATCATCGTGAAGAGGTGGCGTGATGGATAACATTATGGAATTTAACAATTTTGCAGAAGCTAGGGAATGGCTAATAGAAAATCTTACAGCCCCTGAAAGACTAGCTTTAAAAAAAATAGAATGGAAATTAGAAAATAACCATTTTGAAGTAATACCTAAAAAAGAAGGCTACGTTTGCAAGACTTTTTGGACGCAAATAAATGGTACAACTTTACAAAGCTTGCGGGATAAAGGTCTTATATACGCTACGCATATATTCCAAGGCGGGTGTACAAGTACAGACCTGAAAGTAATTAAGTAATCACCACGAAGCCACCGGCAACGGTGGTTTCCTAGTGTTAACTTTGACACTATTAAACAATTCTGAGGAGAATTATTATGAAAAATCAAACTGAATACGTTGATATGACCCCCACTTGGGAAGAGACCGCAGTGATGTTGGTTGCGATCATGGAAGGCACTGGCGATACCACATGGGCTAGAAGTGAAATCATCCGAATGGGCAAGATCATTGATCACCTTAAATCTCAACAGGAGGTGGCGTGATGGATAAGTCACAAGTCCTAAAATATTTGCAGGAGATCTTTGAAGACCTTGATACAGTAGATACTGATTTTTATCGTGCGCTATCCGCGATAAATGGATTTGATATACAAAGTTCCGATCTTGTTTTGGACGCACGTGTAATCCGTAATGACTTATCGGTTGTTATCGAGAATCTGTCATTGCTTATTGTCAAGCATGACACTGAAAAAGAGTAACCACCACGAAGCCACCGGCAACGGTGGTTTCCTAGTGTTAACTTTGACACTATTAAACAATTCTGAGGAGAATTATTATGAAAAATCAAACTGAATACGTTGATATGACCCCGACTTGGGAAGAGACCGCAGTGATGTTAGTTGCGATCATGGAAGGCACTGGCGATACCACATGGGCTAGAAGTGAAATCATCCGAATGGGCAAGATCATTGATCACCTTAAATCTCAACAGGAGGTGGCGTGATGACCCAGTCACAAGCTGATATAAAGTTGGACGGTTTCATTGCCGAGATTGAAGTTATGCAAGATCAGATTCTGGATCTTCAATCAAAGATCTCTAAAGTGGCTGAGGATGATTTTTCCGATTATGAAGATCCGTTTGAAATTTCGATTTGTAACCTTGAGAGTGTCTGGTCACTGCTACAAAGTTGTGTAAGCGATCTGGAACCATCTGATTACTCAGTATTGACAATTCCCAGTAAACAATGAGTAAGCACCACTAAGCTATCTTTCGGGGTAGCTTACTAGTGTTAACTTTGACACTAAAACCAATCCTGAGGAGGATTAAATTATGAAATTTAACAATGTTAAACAAGCTAGGGAATTCCTAGAAACCCAGTACATCGATCCATCTGATTACTTTGACGAGCTTGAGTCACTGAGAGACAGTGGTGAGATAAACATGTTTGGCGCACCATCTTGGATGGTTGAGAATCTTGACCTTACTACAAACTGGGCCAACGCAGTATTCTTAGTATGGACTGAAGATCGGGAGGTAGCGTGATGGAAGCTTCAATTAATCCTTTACTGCCTCAACACTGCAATATGGATGACCGTGTATGCATAAGTATCCTGATTGACGAGTTACTTTCGCGTGACAAGTCTGTCAGGGTTTTTGATGGCGAGGAGTGGGTTCTAGATCCTTGCACTGATAAAACTAAAATACTCGAAAGTCTAGCGCATACTGGCGAGGATACTATCAGGACTGATGAGGGTGGATTCTACTTAATCTATGACAACGGTTCAGATGGCGATCCTATGATTCTTATTTCAGACTACACCGACAGCGAATTTAACAGAGAGGTGTACGCCGCTGTTGAAAAAAAATTGGGGGTGTCGTGATGAACTTTGATTTGATCAATCTTCTCTCAACGTCTACGCTCGTTTTCATCAGGCTAGACCTTGATGAAACATGTCGAAAAATCAGAAGCGAAATTGAAGCTGAGGAAAAAGAGATATCATCCGCTCGGCTGAAAGATAGCGGCTACTCTCTGGTTTCAATAGCCGAGATGGACTCATCTGTTCGTCGCAACAGAGATTCTTTAGAGAGAATATGCGTTCAGCTTAATTTTATTGAATCAGCACAACAGCGGAGGGTAGCGTGATGCCTTTTACTTTCGAGCGCGGTGGTGATATCTACTGTCCGGAAAACATGGCGGTAAACCTTGATGGAATTACCTATAAATTGAATGACGAGACAGCCTTCGATATTGTAGATGCCGTTATCACTAAATACACGCGCAACATTGGCGAAGCTCCATACAGCCAGTCAGAGATTGACTCGGCATGGGCATTACTGAGTTGCATTCTAATGGGAGAAGAGTAGTGAAAAATCCCGAACTGATGGCTTTGATTGAAGAGCATCATCTGACAAGCAAAATGATTAGCGACATGCTTGATGTCCCATTTGAAACTGTAAGAAACTGGCGGAGAAATGAAACATCGTCAGCTACAAAAATGAGCAAGGCAAACCTTAAACTTTTAAAGCTAAGTCTTGCGAAGTAGCCCCTGCGGGGGCTATTTTTTTTGGTCTAAATTATTTAAAGCGATACTCCATCAGTACCTTCCACAAACTTTCAATATCTAGCAGATCATGATGTTTCATGACGCACCTAGAGCCATAGCCAAAGTCCTTTTGGAAATGTGAACTCCCAAACTTCTTACGACTGATCCAACCATTAACTCGCATCACCTCTGGGTCGCTAGTCCGACCAACCAAAACAGCAATCTTTGATTTGAATTTATCCATGTTGTCAAAGATCAGGTTGCCAAACTCAGCGTTGTTAAACTTCACATCGATGCTCACACCCTCAAACCAAAGGTCAACACCACCATCGGTCACTACGTTGACGGTAGGCGTCTCTACCCCAAGTAATCGAGCAACAGCGAACTCTGCCTTAAAGCCATAGATGTTGGCCTCTACCCTGCTTTGCCTATCGTTCTCTAGCCTTGGTTTAAAGCCCTGCATCTCGCATAGCTTTACCGTGTCGGCTCCCATAATTTCAGAGCTATGAACGTCCTGCTTACTTAGCTTTATGAGCATTTTTCCAAATTCCTTTCACGCCATTGATGATGAACTGTTTGGTGTGTATTGGATCTGCAATCTCAGGTATTGAATTGATTGCCTCTCGTCTTTCT